ACGATTACATAAATCTGGAAAAAATTTTTCCGCAAAAAATTTGCTGAAAAAGATCAACCAGTTGCCTTTAGTCTCTGGTTGATATAGTTTCCAGATTTCTTGTAAAGGTTTTGCTTTCTAAAATCATTTACAAATGACTGTAGATATGATGGTTGAAGAAGATAAATTTCTCTTTTCTTTTCATTTTCATCAGCAAACCATTCAGCAACGGGGACGGGACGACAAATCTCGTTCCCGTTTTTTATCACAATAGAACCATTGATGTTCAATTTGTGTGATCCATTATAGAATGCTTCATCCACACGTTGACCTGCTTTGTAAGGTCCGATAGCATCTGTTTCGTAGTGGTGAATTTCTGTATATGGATTATCATACTCACTCTCAAGAACTTTGTATACTTGATAGTTTGTCATTGGCCAGTCGTACTGAACGTTGACCAAATTATTAGTCAAAAGGATTACCCAGTCGTAAAATGGATCACCATAAGCTTTCTCTGCTAGTTGATCTGGACGCTCTCCATCTAGAATAGAATATTTTTTGAAGAAGACAACGTTAGAAAACACATCATCATTGATTTTGTATCTGCGAAAGAAATTCTTTGCAGTTATAAAGTCCGATTCTGAAAAAGGATAACTGATTGGTTTCTCGTCGTATGAGATGTTTGGAACGATTGAAAAATACATTAGGCGATACCTGCGTCGATGTCTTCTTTGAATATCATTTTTGTTTCTTGGAAATTTAGAGTCAAGTCAATGGCAACAGGTTGTCCGTCAGCATATGTAGCATAGGAACCATCTGGTGTATAGTTTACATCAACCTGTGTGATAGCACACATTTTAAATCTTGGCAGATGTGGATGTTCATTGGATCCTTGCATAAAAGCAACTCTACAAAGACTGGGGACATCAATGAATCCTCCTTCTAAAGCACTGTTGTTCGTACCAAATACAACAGTAGCGGTATTACTGGGAAGCATTGCTTTCTTAAAACTTTTTATGATTCCATTAATATTTGTCTTTTCGGTATCATTTCTGGGAACAAGTTTGAATGTTAAAGAAAAGTTTCTTAGATCCATTCCTTCAAATAACAATTCTACATTTGGATTTAAGATTGCTCCAGAGATTGAACCAAACACATCATTATTAGTTAGAGAATCTCCAGTAATTTTTTGAACTGCTTTACGAATTGCCATTGCTCCGATCATGGCAGGTGCTTTTGCAACAGTATCACCAAATGTTTTTCCTAAAGTATCTAATTTAGCCATTCCTTCACCACCTGCTGACTGAAGGAGTCCACGTGTCAAGTTTGACATCGCTTTTCCACCCCAGTTACTTCTAAATCCAGTAGAGATATCTGGTGGCATATACATTACAATAGTTTCTCCAAGCGAGTTATCTTTGGAGTACATTGATGCTTGGTTGTAATCAAATGCACTTCTCACTCCATTTTGTGTAGTTACAGAACTAGCAACAGCATTTCTAAAGGGAGGACTGTACTTAAAGAATTGGAAAGAAACGTAATCCGAGTAAGCATCAATTGTTGGACTTGCTGGATATCTCAACGTGGCATTGTTTACATTAACACCAGCAGATGGAATAGATTTCAATCTAATGGTGCTTACTGGTTTGATTGATTCTTGAATTCCTTCCTCAATCTCATCATATGCTTCTTCAATAGCGATAGTTTCTTCTACACTATTATCTGCTCTAAGTCCTTTAGCAGCAAGTTTTGATGTATCCGAACCAGTTATATTAGTGTTAGGATATACTCTTTCTTGAATACACCGACCGCCAACTTTTCTCCAAGCATAATTCTCTTTTAGTGGTTTAGCTCCTGGTTCTTTGCCACAAGCATCTCCTTGTGCTCGCCACTTCGCAAGTAATTCTGATGCTGTTTCTGCCATTACTTAGACATCTCCTTAGACTGTTTGTTGCCGTATCCTTTGATCATTCTAGATCCTATGATTTTATCGTAGAACTTCTCATCAGTCTCTTCCCATACGATTTTTTTATCAATAGGAAAGGAAACGCCATTAATATTCTTCACATAATCTTCTGTTGGTAGGAGAATGGCAGTATCCCATTCATCAGCAGCAAGATCTAAAAATAAACCATCTACGTGTGCCGTTAGATATTTATGGAAACACACCCTAGGTATGTCAACTCTACCTTGTATTAGTTTCTTGGTGACAATCAATCTCTTCTTTGGAGAGAGGTAGTGTAGGTTAGCACCCCAGAATTCATCTTTGCCTGGTGCTTTAAAGCAATAGACTAAAGGAAATCTGTCATAATAAGGCAACCACTTCATCTTTGCCTTATACTCAAACATATACAGATGACCTGCTACTGTATATTGACGCAGTTCATTCTTATCTTGTTCTTTAGCGGCACCAACGCGATCTTTGCGTTCGTCCATGATATACTTGTTGAAGTTCTTTTTATATTTTCCTGCTTCTGCTTTGACTGCTGATCTATACCAGGAGAGCGACTTCTTCTCTCCCCCAGTAGCAGCATTTACTCTTTCAAAGAGTGTTTTATATCCAGGGTCCTTATTGACGGAGTTGCGCTGGATAGATGCAAATCCTGTTGCCATTGTTATACTCCTAAGTGATCTTCGGTAAGTATTAAGAAGTTCATCTGCCTGTCTTCACAATACTCACGCGCAGCGGACCACTTTGCGTAGTTCTTTGCGTATGTCAGAGCAGCATTACGATAGGCAGCAGTTTTTTTGTTTTTCTCATTCGGGGGTGTTGTTTGTTTTTTGGGTTTGATCTCAATAATATATTTGGTGATAGCACCAGTTTTTTCACGAACCTTGATATAAAAGTCTGGAAAGTATCTCCTCACCTTACCATCGGGAGCACGATAGGGAATGATTACCTCTTCGCTCCCCCACTCTATTATTGAGGGGTTGTTATCACAGAACACCATGAACTTTCGTTCCCATAACGATCTATAGATAACACGAGTTGGGTTTCCGCGATACTTGCAAGGATTTACAGGTTTGTATAATCCAGAGTATGCCATAAATATAGTTGGACCAACATAGGTATTTAGTGTGTCTATCAACAGCTTCTTATCAACAGTAGCAAAACAAGGGGGAATGTCATTCTCCAATAACTTTACGGTTAAACTTGTAGATCCTCCTGTTGGAATTAGTAATGATTTCCATCAGTTTATGGAATTCATGTGCGATGAAGCACAGTTACCAAACACTAATACTGCTGACGGTAATATGGTTGGTGTTCACCTTGGACTAGGTAGCATAAGATATCCTCACACTAGAGTCTTTACGGAAGTTCAGTTGTCATTTATGCTTGACGCCAACTTAGAAATGTTGAAGTTTTTCCAAGGTTGGCAAGATTATATTTTTGATGGTAGACAACTTCCCATTGCCGCAAAGCAAAATTGGACAACAGTTGACGGACAACCACTTAAGAAAAATAGACCTATTAGGTTGAATTACATGGACGATTATGTCTGTGATATTGAAATTACAAAAACTGAAATAGGACCAAAGAGTACAACAGAAAGAAGACCAATTACTTATGTTTTGGAGAGAGCATATCCGTATGCTATTGATGCAGTACCTCTTCAGTTTGGATCAGCTCAGATTACTAAACTAACTGTCCAACTTACATATGAAAGACACTATACTATTGTAAGGGACATTAAACCACGTCTCTCTGCTGTTCCAAAAAAAGAAGAAAAACCAGTACCAACACCACCACCAAAAACAGTACCAGAACAGACAACAGGACCAGTCAATCCAAGAGAAGCAGCAAGACAGAGAGGTCTACCACCAAGAACAGTACCATGGGGCAGTACATATGGTCCTGGATCTGTTGCTGGTGAAAGAGATACTGCTACTGGAGTCTTGATGAATGGACAACCCGAACCACCATTGTTGATGCCAGATGGATCACCAGTTAGAACTGGTGGAGATCGCTAAAATCGACTTTTCAATTCCATAAAACTGGGAAAATTTTTTCCGCCAATTTTGGGGTCTAAAAGTCGCGCTAAATATACATATGATCTGGTCTAAACATAATGGCATTACCACAAGTTGTCCTTCCAACCTATGAGTTGGAAATTCCGTCTAATGGCAAAACAATCAAATATCGTCCATTTGTTGTAAAAGAGGAGAAGTTGCTTTTACTTGCATTGGAAGGTGATGATGAAAAAGCGATTGAAGATGCTGTAAGAACCCTATTGAAAGGGTGTATTCAATCTCGCATCAAAATTGATGAGTTGGCAATTTTTGATCTAGAGTACATTTTCCTTCAAATTCGTGCTGTCTCAGTTGGCGAAGTCGTTGAAATGAAGGTAACTTGTAGAGATGATGAAAAGACCGAAGTTCCTTATAATATGAATCTTACTGAAGTGAAGGTTTTAAAACCAGAAGGTCATAGCAATAAAATTATGCTATCGGACGAAATGGGGATTATCATGAAATATCCAGCATTTCAAGATTTTGTAAAATCTTCAATTATTGGCAAAAATCCAAGTGCCGAATCTGTAATTGAAGTGATTTCTAGTTGTGTGGATCAAATTTTTGACGGAGAAGATGTCTATGATAGTTCAACTACCTCTAAAAAAGAATTTGTTGAATTTATTGAGGGATTGACAAATAAGCAATTTGAACAAATTCAAAAATTCTTTGAAAATTCTCCAAGACTAGAACATAGATTTACAGTAACAAATCCAAACACTGGTGTTGATAACGAATTCATTATTGCGGGGTTAGTCAATTTTTTCGGATAGCACTCTTCCATAATACTTTGGAAGGGTACTATAAGACCAACTTTGCTTTGATGCAGCATCATAAATATAGCTTGAGTGAAATTGAAAACATGATGCCTTGGGAGAGGCAGGTTTATACCAGTCTCTTAATCCAACATTTGGATCAACTCAAACAAGCACAAGAAGCAGCTAAGCAAAAGTAATGGCACACGGGTTTCTATCATATCAAGATACACGCGGGGAAGTTGACTACCTCGGGATGGTTGGTAGAGCTCTAAAAGATCGTCTGAAGAAAAGAGGGAAAAAGGGAAAGAAAGGTTCTGGAAATGTAGAATTAGAAAAAGATGGTGATTCTGTAGAACCAATAGATACATCTGAAGAAAAACCTTTTAAACCTTTTTTTAATTACGGTGAAATAAGAAAGGAAAAGGGTGGTGCTATCACCATGCTTGGAAATTCTGGATTATCAAAAGCAGTTGGAGTTGGAACTTCTCCTGCTTTACCAGAAGGTGCTAAAGCAGTAAATCCAGAAGTTCTTGGTGGAGCATTAACAAGAATTAGCAGAAAACCAGGCATTGATGCTGGATCTGAGATTTATGATACAACTGCTACAAGAATTGACGATCCTGCGGGATCTTTGCAGGGTATTGGTGAATTAATTGTAAGATCTAATAATAATATTGTTGAAGCAATCTCTGGTCTTCAGAGAGTTACTGTTAGAGTTTTAGATAGCATTGAAACTCAAACAGAAGTGCAGAAAGCACTTGCTATGGCACAAGCAGCTCAGCAAGAGCAATTGGCAGCAAGGCAGACAGCATTATTAGAAGCATCTCAGTTTAAAGATCAGACAAAAGGAAATCAGTTTTTAGATATAGAACCACCAGGATCTAATACGAAAAAAGGTGGAGGTATATTAGATTTCTTTGGTGGTGGATTGGATCTCATGGGCGGAAGGTACATGAGAAGGGGTGTAGGTGTTCCGAGGCAAATTGGCGCTAGAAGAAGACTGGCAGGTAGAGCTCTGGGTAGAGCAGGAACGAAAGCAGGAACAAAGAGTGCTGCTAAAATTGGAGCGAAAGCACTAGGAAAAGGATTATTAAAGAAAATCCCTCTTTTGGGATTGGGAGCAGGCGCATTGTTTGCTGCCGAAAGAGCAATGGCGGGTGATTGGGGTGGGGCTGGTCTTGAATTGGCATCTGGTGGAGCAAGTATGATTCCTGGATTGGGAACTGCTGCTTCTGTAGGTATTGATGCTGCTTTAGCAGGGCGTGATATGGGATTGACCTCATTTGCTGATGGTGGTATTATTACACAACCTACAGCATCGTTGATGGGGGAAAAGGGTAATGAAGGTGTTTTCCCACTTGAAGGAAGACGTGGAAAAGAAACTTTTGTAAAATTTGGAGAAGGCATTCTTGAAGCACAGAAAAGAAACAAAAAAGAGTATGCTCGTCTTCAAGCACTAGGTTTAGAGGAATATTCAAAAAAAGCGGAACAAGGTGGTGGTTTTAACCTGTTTAACCCACTTACTTGGGGTCAAAGAAATGAAAATCAAGACGATCCATGGGCAAGAGTAGATGCTAGTGGTAGAGTAATTCCTTCTACTCCTGGTTCTTCTCCATACACTGGATCAACAGCTGCTAGTGATTTTTCTGCTGTTCTTCCATCAGGCAATCCAGTATTTAATAGTGGTTTTGGTCAAAGAGATATTGGATATGGATCAAAAGACCATAGAGGAATTGATATTGGTGTTGATAGAGGAACACCAGTTCTTTCAATGGAAAAAGGAAAAGTGTCCCATGTTATTGATGATTTTGACTTCGGATCTGCCGTTGTTGTAACAAGTGAAAGTGGTGCTGCTACTTTATATGGTCATGTTGATCCAACAGTCAAAGTTGGAGATGAAGTTAATAAGGGAGATAAAGTTGCCACAGTAAAGTATTGGCCTGGTAGTGGCAATATGCCTGCTGATAATACTCACTTACATTTAGAAAGACATCCTAATGGATACGCTGGCAGATCATCTGCTGTAGATCCAAATGATTTTGTCAGGAGTGCTTCTGCTGCTACAAATGAAGGACTTAATAATCCCGTCGTAGAACCTCCCACAGAATCTTCTTCGGGCGAACCTGCAGCAGCTCCTGGTGTAGGTCCTGGTAGTGGAAAAGACCCAGGAGATATAAATCCAGACTGGACTTCTAGAGTTACTGGAGGTGCTGGCATTCCTGAAGGACCATCACATAAAATCAGATTGTCAAACGGAATGTTTGCTTATAGAACTAGAAGAGTATATGATGGCAAACCATACAAAGGATGGAAGATTCAAACTGGTGGATTGCTTCCAATGGACTTTGAAACCAGAGGTAAAAATGAGGAGCAATTGAGAGAAATTCTTGAAGAGGGTATTAGAAAGGAAAGAGAAAGGAAAGGTCTTAATCTTCGTTCATCTGCTGCAGCAGTAAAACCAGGAGCATATGCTGATGCTGGGAGCACTATCAACACTAAATCATTTGAGACAGCTGCTGCCTCTACAATGCAACCAGTAATTAATAATAATTATTTTACTGGAGAAGGCGGACAAGAAAAAACATTTAATGGTGGAACTGTAGCATTTGGTGCTAGTTCCGATAATATGGGAACTTCCGCATTTGCTGATCTCTCTATCAGGAGCATGTCATAATGGAGAAATTTAGATCAAATACAGATTTTATTCTCACTAGTGTTAAAATAACTCCCAATAATGGAAAACTTCCAGTTGAGATTAAGGGAACTATAAACTCATTTAATTACGTAGAGAATATAACATTTCCTTTTCTGTCAGCAACTTTAGAAGTAGTTGATAGTGGTGGTCTTTTGACTGGTTTACCAATTCAAGGTGGAGAAACAGTAGATGTGTCAGTACAAACAAGTTCTAGCGAAGAACCTTATGTTTATAAAATGTGCATTTGGACAGTTGGTAATAGATTTGTAAGACAACAAAAGCAAGCATATACACTTGGTCTTGTCTCTATGGAAGCATTAATTAATGAAGTCACTAGAGTTAATAAACCATTATCTGGTAACTCAGAAAGTATTGTTATTGATTTACTTAAAAATACTTTAAAAGCTGATAAAACAATATACTCAGAACCTTCTAAATTTGAAACAAAGATGATTCCAAATAGGAGAAGACCTTTTGATGTTATTTCTACTTTAGCAACTAAAAGCGTTTCTCCTCAAACGAATTATAGTTCTACGAATTCTCCTAATTCTAATGAATCTGCCCAGCAAGTAAAAGGATCTGGTGGATTTTTCTTTTGGGAGTCAAGGAGAGGGTATAATTTTTTTGCTGTAGATTCTTTATGTGCTGATGATAATAGCAAATTAAAATCAAAGAAGTTAGAATCTCAATCTTGGGGTCCATATGTTGAAAAATTGGCAAATCAAGGTGATTCTTCAGATGAAAGATTTGTAATCTATGAATCTGTTTTTACATCAGAAATCAATATGCTTCAATCTTTGAGAAAAGGTAAGTTTTCTTCCTTGATGGTATTCTTTAATCATTCTACAGGGCAGTATGAAGAATACGTTTATAAGATTAAGGACAGTTATGATAATATGGCACATCTTGGTGGACAAGAAGGACTGACGTTGATTCCAACGAATCAAATTGAACTTTCTGATTATCCAACTAGAATTATGTCTGTGTTCTTAGATCATGAAACGTGGTATAATGAAGCGAAACCTGCCTCGCCAGAACCAAAAGATGGTGGAACAGATCCAACCAAATTCGCTGATTGGCAGAAATACTACATGGCACAATCATTATCAAGATACCAGTTATTAAAAAATCAAAATTGTACTATTGTAATACCAGGAAATGCTGAAATTTGTGCAGGAGACAAAATAGATATTAGACTGATTAATAAGTTAGCAGCTGCGGAGGCAAAAAAAGAACCATATGATACTGAAAGTAGTGGAACTTACTTGATTAGTGAAGTAACTCACACTTATGATACCACCACTGGATCAAATGGTAGATTTCTAACTACTCTCAGACTTATGAGAGACTCATATGGTCTAAAAGACAGACCATCAAATCATGGCACTAAATAATGTATACGGAGGTAACTTAAATGGAAAGCATCGAAAAGCATATTGAAAAGGACAAAGAAATCCTTCAAGATCCCACAACTTCACCACAACAACGCCGCCACATCGAAGGTGAGTTAGAAGAACTGGAAGCATATGTAGAACATCACAAAGAAGAGATTGCAGCAGGAGATCATCACGACCCAACGCCACTTGAGTTGTATTGTGATGCTAACCCTTCAGCACTTGAGTGTAAAGTATACGATGATTAATTGATATGGATCAGTTATTGTCACAGTTGATCCCAAC